CTTCCTTAACCTCTTCCTTAACCTCTTCCTTAACCTCTTCCTTAACCTCTTCCTTAACCTCTTCCTTAACCTCTTCCTTAACCTCTTCCTTAACCTCTTCCTTAACCTCTTCCTTAACCTCTTCCGTAACCTCTTCCTTAAGTTCTTCTTTGCCTTCTTTAGCTGCTAGCCAAGGGTCTTTTTGTTCTGCTAAATCATCAGCGATATTTGTTGATTTAGTCATAAGATTGGTCTTGCGTTGTTCAAAAAGTTCGTCCTTATTATCCATATTTTGCTTATATTGCTTCATAAGAGTATTTAGCTGGGTTTCTGAATACTCTTGCTCGCTTAAATCATTTGGATTTGGAGACCATGGACACCAACAACCAACTTGACATATATAAATATCAAATTTACCATCATAACGCTTAATAAATTGACTTCTGTTTTTAGCTTCTTCAATAGTATCAAATACACCACGAATTTTAATACCTCGCATTGAAGTCTTAAAATTATTATCTTTATGAAAATCTCTCTCAATATCACTAGAATTAGTATTTTTGAAAAATTTATATTGTGAATCTAAATCATTAGGATTAAAAATATAATCGTGATTACTTCTGATAGTTTTAATTAACTCTTTAGAATCAGGATATTTTGCTTCAATACCAGTAAGAAGAGTATCCATATCTTTACCGAATTTCTCCGTAAATTTTGAAAAATAATAAACTTCTTTATCCTTTAAAATTTCTTCAGGACTTAGAAAAGATACTAAACAATAATTTTGACCCTTAATTGGCTTATCCTCGTCTAAATAATCCGTTTCTTTTGTTGATACAAGTTCAGTTTCCATTTATTATATATATAATAAAATAAAAATTTCTTATATCATTTTATGTTTTATAAGTATGATATTTAATTATAGAAATATAACATAAAAAATAAACAGAATAATGTTTAGCTGTTATTAATAATAATTCTTTTATTTGATTCATTTTTATTTATTAATAATAAAAAAAATATAATATAATAATAGTATTAAATAATATGAATCAACAACCAACATATAGTTTTGATATTTGGGAAGCCCTAATTCGCATATTAAAATATGCAATTGAAGCCCTTGTTGTTGCTATTGCAGCATATATCCTCCCCGAACATAAACTACGTTTTAGCGAAATTTGGATGATTGCTTTAACTGCTGCTTGTCTATTCTCCATCTTTGACTTACTATCTCCTTCTATCTCCGCTGGTGCTCGTCAAGGTGTAGGACTTGGTGCCGGTTTCCGTCTAGTCGGTTTTGGAGCTTAAAAGGATTTAAAGAGAAGGAATAACTTTATAATTCAATTCTTCGCATATTTTTTTCCATATTTGGTCTTGGACATATAATTTTTCTCTACTTTTCAATAATGGAAAGAACTTTAAATACTCATTTAATCCTAAAATTTGAAAGAATTTATATAATACATAACTATAAGATAAGAAGTTTTTGCGATCTTTGGGACAATGTTTTAAAAATGGACTTTGAATATCTTTAAACATAGAACATAATTTTTCCTCAAGTTCTGTTGAAAATTGGGGTGTTGGTATTCCATTAATTCTATTAATTATATAATTAATATGTTCGTAATATTTATTTATCCTTAATCTTTTTAATATTTCTCTCATTTTTGAATATGTAATTTTCTTAGTATCCATTATTTTCTCTTTCTTGATTTCATTTAATATCTTTTCAAATATATCATTCGGTATATCTGTACTTTCTTTTCCCTGTACTTGATTACACCATTCCCTAAAATGATTAATCCTTTTATAACTAAAATGAGATGTATCTTTAGTATTTTGTTTCAATATTGGTCTATTTTGTTCTACTAATAATAATTCTTGATAGCCACAATTACTACAAATCATAATTGCATCATGCTGAAGACAAATTAAAGGAATATTACATTTACAACAAATTTCATTATTTTCGTGATTAATTTTTTTAATATGATATTTATTCGTAATTGATAAATATTGGTCTACTAAATCGCTTTTCTCTATAATTTTATCAATTTCATTTTGCTCTGGATGAGTAGATAAATTAAATGATTCCAATATAGACTTAGTTCTATATTTATTTGATGATATTAATGATTGTTTTTCAAGCATTTCATAATAATTAAATAATATTGAACTAGTATTTTCATAATATTCAATTTCATCAAATTGATTAATATTATTTATCTCATTTTGCAATATCTTCATTTCTTCCTTAATTTTAATATTACTATTCCATAAATTTGAATACATATCATCATTACGATTATTATTATTATAATTAATTATTTCATCATTTATATTTTTATAATTAATTTCTAATTTATTTATTTTATCCAAATATTCATTATTATCAATAATTTTCTTATTATAATTACTAATAATTTTATTATGCATAGCATCCAATGTTGATAAATCCTTCGTTATATCAACATTTTGAAATCGCTTTTTAGATGTTTTATCCTTAAACATTTATAATATTAAAATTGCGAATATGCTTTTATATCTCTTATTCAATATATTTTTTTCTCCTATTATAGTATAAAGAATATAGCATAAATGGGTGGTGGTCTTCTTCAACTTGTTGCTTATGGTGCTCAGGATGTTTATTTAACTGGTAATCCTCAAATAACTTTTTTCAAAGTTGTATATCGCCGACATACTAATTTTGCTATGGAAGCTATAGAACAAACTTTTAGCGGTAATCCCAATTATGGAAATACCGTCTATTGCCAAATTTCTCGCAATGGTGATTTAATCCATCGCTCCTATTTAGAAGTAGGAGTTAAAGGTTTAAGTAATACTAATTCGTATGTTAATTATTTAGGATTACGATTATTAAAACAAGTTTCTATTGAAATAGGAGGGCAACAAATAGATAAACATTATTCTGATTGGTTATATATCTGGAATGAACTTTCCCTACCAATCGGAAAACGTTTCGCTTGGGATACTATGGTTGGTGCTGATAGTGATGCATTAAATGATGCTACTTATGATACTAATGGAGATGATACTACTTATTTATATATACCCCTTGAATTCTGGTTTTGTCGCAATATTGGTCTATCTCTTCCATTAATTGCTCTTCAATATCATGAAGTTAAAATTAAGATTGATTTTGAAACTTTTGCTAATTGTACTTTCACAAAAACAGGTGCAAATGGTGCTACTAGTGAATTAACAGAGGCTACTTCACTGAAAAATCCTAAATTATGGGTTGATTATATTTATTTAGATACTGATGAACGCCGCAAATTCGCTCAATTATCTCATGAATATTTAATAGAACAATTACAATTTACGGGAACTGAAACTTTAAATTCTTCAGGTTCTCGTGTTAAACTAAATTTCAATCATCCCTGCAAAGAATTAATATGGGTTCCTAAAATACATACTCCTGTATCTCAATGGTATAATTATACTTTTACTTCTGCTATTGCAAATAATTCAAATGCATATAATTTATTTAATTTACCTGATTTAAGTATTTCTGTAAATGAATTTATTATAACATCAAATTTAGCTTCTTCAACTGCTGCTGGTATTACTACTGCTTCACTAAGTAATGCTATTATTGATAATATTATACCATATGATGATTCTAAAATTAATACTGATTTTAAAAATCCATTTAAAGAATGTCTTTTACAATTAAATGGTAATGACCGTTTTAATGTTCGTGATGGTTCTTATTTCAATCTAGTTCAACCATATCAACATCATACTAATATCCCACAAAATCGTGGAATTAATGTTTATTCATTTGCCCTCAAACCCGAAGAACATCAACCATCAGGTACTTTAAATATGTCTCGTATTGATACAGCAATATTAGACCTTAAAGTATTATCAGGTGTTTCAGGAAGTGTAAATATATACGCTGTTAATTATAATGTTCTTCGTATTCTTTCAGGTATGGGAGGTTTAGCATATTCAAATTAAATATATATATACTTTTTTTTTCTCCTATTATAGTATAAAGAATATAGCATAAATGGGTGGTGGTCTTCTTCAACTT